CCAAAGTTTATGAGAACAATATTAAAAAAATTAAGAACACATAAATATTATGAACATGCAGCATATATAATAAATCGTATTAATGGTATTCCACCACCACAATTTTCACCAGAATTAGAAGTTACTTTATCAAATATGTTTATGCAAACACAACCACTTTTTATTAAATATGCTCCACCTAATAGATTAAATTTTATATCTTATTCATATATTTTACATAAATTCTTTTTAATACTAGATATGCCACAATATTTACCATTATTTCCATTATTAAAAAGTAGGCAAAAAATTGCACAAAATGAAGAAGTATTCCGTAAAATATGTGAGAATTTATCTTGGAAATGGATTCCATCTATATAAAAATGATTTATTTTTAAAATGTAATATAAAATGTATATTATATTTGATGTTGAAACTACTGGATTAATTGAAAAAGATGGTTCTAATAACTATTATAAATATACAAATCTTGTTAAATATGAAAATGCAAGAATGATACAAATTAGTTATGAAATTTTAGATAAAGATTTAAATGTTATTAAAACAGAAAATTATTATATTAATGAAGTTGAAGATATTCCAAATACAAATATTCATGGAATAACACTTGATAAACTTAAATTAGAAGGTATATCTTTTAAAGATTTTGTTAATTATTTTATTGAAGATATTAAAAACACTCAATTAATTATAGCACATAATTTAACATTTGATTTACTTATATTATTAAGTGAATTATATAGACATAATTATTTAGATTTAATACAAAATATTAAAAAATTAAAATATAAATGTTCTATGAAATTAACAACTGATATAATTAAATTACCTAGTAAATATGGTAAATATAAATATCCAAAATTAATAGAATTATATAATTATACATTTTCTAAAGATTTAAAAATATTAGATAATGCTCATAATTCTATATATGATGTTCAATATTTACGTGAAATATTAATTGAATTAAAAAATAGAAATATTTTAGATATTTTTAATTAGGTGCGAATAAATCGTAGTTTCAATTATATTTTTTTTTAATTAAAATGTCTAACAATATAAATGTATTAATAGAAAATAAAAATGAATATATAAATTATTTAATTGATAATATATCTATACCTATTTGTAGATTTTTTGTTAATATATCAGATAATTGTAATACACTTAAAGAATTTCAAAAAGAATTAACATTATTAACAAAATGGGAAGAAAAAAAAATACAAGTTCGTATGAATACATTACATAAATTAATTGAAGAAGATGATGCTACACCACAATATATGTTAAAATTAATAACAGAAATTATATCAAAAAGTATAAAAATTAAATTATTTGAACATAAATCAAATATTAAAAGTTTAAAAGTATATATACCCGAATGGTATGAATTTTTATATAAATGTTGTTTAGAATGTGCAAATATTTTTTGGAAAAATCCATTTTTATTTTATAAAAAAGTAACTTCTGTAGAAAGACAACAGAATATAAATAATATAGAAAGATTAACAAAATTAGCAATTAAAATAGCATTAAGAAGTTATATTCCAATGAATAAAATAATTAATCAAATAAAAAAAATAGAAAGTAATCATATTAATATTGAAACCGAACATTTAAATGGTGGATTAAATAATAATGAAAGTGATTTAGAAATAGATAATAATGAAGAATTTCAAGAAGAAGATGGAGAAAATGGAGAAAATGGAGAAGAAAATGAAGAATTTCAAGAAGAAGATGGAGAAAATGGAGAAGATGGAGAAAATGGAGAAGATGGAGAAGAAAATGAAGAATTTCAAGAAGAAGATGGAGAAAATGGAGAAGATGGAGAAGAAAATGAAGAATTTCAAGAAGAAGATGGAGAAAATGGAGAAAATGAAGAATTTCAAGAAGAAGATGGAGAAAATGGAGAAGATGAAGAAGATGAAGAAGATGAAGAAGATGGAGAAGATGGAGAAAATGGAGAAGATGAAGAAGATGGAGAAGATGGAGAAGATAGAGAACAATTTCATCTAGAAGATAGAGAATTTCAAGAAGAAAATGAAGAATTTCAAGAAGAAGATGAAGAATTTCAAGAAGAAGATAGAGAAGATGAAAATGAAGAATTTCAAGAAGAAGATATAGAACAATTTCCTGGAGAAAAAGATATAAAACAAAATCAAAAACAAGAAGATATAGAATTTCAAGAAGAAGAAAATGAAGAATCTCAAGAAGAAAATGAAGAATCTCAAGAAGAAGACACAGAATTTCAAGAAGAAGACACAGAATTTCAAGAAGAAGTAAATAAAGAATTCCAAAAAGAAACTGAAGAAAATAAAAAAGATCAAGAATTAAAAGATATTCATAATCAAAGTAATTATGACAAAAATATTCTGGATAATCTTATTCCAGTTCAAAATAATTTAAAAGAAAAAAAATGTGAAAAAATCATTAATGAACAAGAGAATAAAATTAATGAAAAAAAGTATAAGTTATTTTTAGAAAAAGAAAATTTTTTAAAAGAACAAAAAGAATTTAAAAAACAACAAGATAAGTTTAAAAGTGAATTAATGATTTTTAAAAAACAACAAGAAGAAAATAGACAGAGAAAACTTTTAAAACTTAAAAAAAAGAAATTATTAAAGGAAAAACAGTTAGAATTAGAAATGGAGAGAGAATTAATAAGTAAAATGAAAATTGATAAAATAGAGCAAGCTAATATGTATAAAGAAAAAGAAGTTGAATTAGAAAAAGAAAATGAATTGGAAAAAGAAAATAAATCAGAAAATGAAGAAAAAGATGTAGTTGAATCAGAAAATGAAGAAAAAGATGTAGTTGAATCAGAAAATGAAAAAGTTGAAAATGAAGATGAAGTTAAAAATGAGGTTGAAGTTGAAGAAAATAATGAAGAAAAAGATGTAGTTGAATCAGAAAATGAAGAAAAAGAACAAGTTGAAGTTGAAGATGAAAGTGAAGAAAAAGAACAAGTTGAAGATGAAAATGAAGTTAAAAATGAGGTTGAAGTTGAAGTAAATGATGAAGAAAAAATTAAAATTGAATCAGAAAATGATGAAGTTAAATCAGAAAATGAAGAAAAAGAATTGTTAAAAAAAAGTAAATTAGAAGAACAACCAAAAATAGAACAAGAAAGATTAGCAAAAGAACAATTGTTAGAACAAGAAAGATTAGCAAAAGAACAATTGTTAGAACAAGAAAGACAAGCAAAAGAACAATTGTTAGAACAAGAAAGACAAGCAAAAGAAGAAGAAAAAGTTAGTAAGCAAGAATTATTAGAGAAAAAAAATATAGATGAAAAAACAATAAAGACGATTATAATTGATAATGCGTTTTTTTAAAAAAATAAAAATAATAAATGGATATTAAATGTATTACATATATTCATTATGTTTAACATTAATAATATTTATCATTATTAATATGTATGAAAAAAAAACTTTTATAAAAAGTAAAGATATTATAGTTTTAATTGTAATATATATTGTATCAACATTTATATTGTATTATTTATATAATAGTAATAAAAATGAACAAACAGTAAAAGTTAATTATATACCAGAACCAATTGAAACTGGTTTTAATTTAAATTAATAATATGATTTTTTAACAGTTATTTTACAAGAATTTTTATTATTTTTAATGATGATGTTTGGATCATATTTTTCATCAATTTCATCATTTTCATCAGTATCTACAATATTTCTTTCTTTTTCATCTTGAACAGCTTGTAAATCCCATAATGCACTATCACACATTTTCATTTTTTTACTAGGATCAGCTTTATACCAAAAGACTTGATCTTCTAATTTACTACCAGATGCTCTATTATCAATAACTAAACAACCATAATCTTGTGTAACTTGTTCTAAAACTTGTTCAAAAACTTGTAATGTTGGAAACATACCAGCATAATGTTCATATAATCTCTCTTTATTTTTTTTTATATTTTCTTTGAAAATAAAAACATAATCTATATTTGTTCTTAAAGCAGGACTAATTCCCATAGGAAATTGCATAGTTAATAAAAAAAATATTTTATAATGTCGTCCATTCATAAATATTTTACGTATATTTTGATCATTAACCCATGATTTATCATACATTGCATCGTCCATAACTAAAAATGATCTTGGATCAATACTTGATGTACCATATTGTTCCAATTCTTTTTTATATTTTCCAGAAATTTTTTGTTGTCTATTAACATATTTTTCAATTAATCCAGGTGAATATTCATCATGAATTAACATTTTAGGTATAAAATTTTGAAAAAAAGCATTTGCATGTTCAGTTGGTGAAATAACCATTCCAATTGGAATATTAAAATGATAAGATAATATATCTTTTATACATACACTTTTACCTCTATTTCTTGCTGCAATTGCTACAATTACTGAATCATCTTTTATTTTAGATGGATCAAATTTTTTTAATTCTAATTTTAATGAAGGTTTTGATGATTTCATTATTTAATTTAATATATAATATTTTAACATTTTTAAGCACAATATTTATTGTTTAGCAGATAACCAAGGATCTTCTTTATTTGTTAATTCATCTGAAATTGTTTCAGTTGTTTCATTACTAGTTTTAATAGCATCTGTTCTTCTTTCATCAAATACTATATCTTTACTATCTTTATTATCTTTATAATGTTTCATTAAAGTATTTAATTGATCTTCTGAATATTGTGCATTTTCAACATTAGATGCTATATGACTTTCATATGGTAACCAACAACCAACCTGTGCAACATAAATATGAAAATATGGATCTTTTTGTTTAAGTTTTTCACATCGTTTTTTAGCATCTTCAATTGTATCATAAACACCTCTAACTTTAATACCACTTACAGATGTTTTAAAATCATTATTTTTATGAAATTCACTTTCAATTTCATTTGAATTAATATTTTTAAAAAA